GTGCTGCACCTGCTCGATCAGGTACTCGTGACCCTTCTGGGCGAAGCGGCGACGCTCCTCAGTGTCCAGGTACACGTAGTTGGCCCACACCTCGAACACCTGGGCGGAGGCGCCGAAGTAGTTGGTGAAGTAAGCAGTCAGGTCGAAATCCAGGCGGACCTCGTGGTACTGCAGGGCAATCAGGGGCAGGAACAGACCTGGGTTGCGGTTGAAGAAGAACAGCAGGGGCAGGTACACGCTGTTCACGTTGGTGTTGTCAGTGGTTGGTGCTGGGCTGGATGCCATCTTGCCGTAGTTGATCTTGTCGGACTCACCCAGGAAGCACTCAGCGTACAGGCGGAACCAGGTCTGGTAGTGCTTGTCGATGCGCTGACCGCCGATGGTCAGCTCAACGGCGGCGATGGCACGCTCAGCCACCCAGTTGGTGTCGATGTTGGCACCGGTTGAGGTCAGGTTAGAGTAGTTCAGCTGGGTTGGCTGCAGGCGCACGTACATGTTGCCGACCAGGTCGCCGTTGCGGGCGATGGTCACGGACACGCGACCAGAGTTGGAGGGGGTGCCGTTCACCGTCTGCTGGATGTTCTCCATAGCAAAGTTGGTGTGGCGCTTGTACACAGCCTGGAAAAAGGTCACCTTGGGCTGACCGGTAAGATACACGTCCTGAGCGCCATAAGCAACGAGCTGCATAAGTCCACCGGCCATTTTGTACTATATCCCAAGAAAAAAATTTAGTTGGCAAAAGCGAGACCTCCCATTCCAGATGCAATTCTCAGTATGTTGTAATTGACGGCAAACATCTGTTGGACCAGGGAAGGCATACCCGTCTTGAGGCTGACAGCCACCTGAGCCATGTCGATACGGCTGAAATTGCAAGCACCGCTTGGCTGGATCTCCTCTGGCTTGAGGGCAAAGGAATACATGTAAATTCCTGGGTAGGGGTGACCGGTGTGATACTGGTAAGGCTGGTACTGGTTGTAATATTTGCCAAACTGCTCGGCGGCGCGATCCGTGCCGTTCAGAATGAGCTTGAACTTGTGCAGAGGACCCACCTCCTGACCGTACGTCACGTTGGCGGTGCCGTACTGAGGCAGACCACCCTCGACCCATAGCACGTTGCCGACGAGCACGTTCGCCTGTGCATAAATAGTGCCGTACTGGGCAACTGAGCCAGCTGTGGTCGAATAAAGTGGCGATGAAAGAACTGATGGAATGTACAGATTTGGGCAGCCGGTGTTTTGGGGCTGGGTCAGGGAACCAGACTGTGCCAGATAGTTGGTGTCAATAGTTAAATTCACATTTGCCACGTTCGATGAGAAATTCCACATGGCGTTGGGGTTGGAGCTTGGGGCTGAATTCTGGTAAACCCAGATGAGCTCCTTGACTGGGTGGTTGTACTGCATGCGAATCACGCTTGGCGTGTTCTCGGTCGAAGTTCCGACTGGGTCACCGTTCACGTACTGAACCTGCTCGATCAGGTACTCCTGGTTCTTGGTGGCAAACTTGTCACGCTCCTCCTTGTCCAGGTAGACGTAGTTTGCCCAGACGGCTGGGGGATTGGTTCCGAAATAGTTTGCATATGTCGAAGTCAGAGTGAAATCGATACGGACCTCATGGTACTGCAGAGCGATCAGGGGCAGGAACAGACCTGGGTTGCGGTTGAAGAAGAAGATCAGGGGAAGGTACGCGTAAGCAGTAGATGTCTGATTGACGTTATTAGGCACGGGCAGCGAAGCGAGCTTTCCGTAATTGCACTTTTTGGAGTCGTCCAGGAAGCACTCAGCGTACAGGCGGAACCACAGCTGGTAGTGTTTGTCGATCGACTGACCACCGATAAAGAGTTCAACAGAGTTGAAAGCACGCTCAGCAACCCAATTCATATCAGCGACGCTGTTGTTAGTCGTCAGCTGAGCTGAAGAGGTGGGGGTAGGCTGGAGCACGACCCACATGTCGCCAATCAGGTCACCCGTCCGTGCCAGCGTCACGGAAACGAGACCGCCGGGGTTTGGCTGCCCAGCAAGAGTCTGGGGGATCGCCTCCATGGCGAAATTGGTGTGGCGCTTGTACACGGTCTGGAAAAAGGTGACTGTTGGCTTGCCAGTCAGATACACATCCTGAGCACCGTAAGCGACGAGTTGAAGCAAGGCTCCACCAGGCATTTTAGTATTACTCGCGATTTTAATTGCGACCTATTTTCTACATCATTAGTACAAATGTCTCAGCGTCGCCCACTGCCCCCAAAGACCCCAATGCCACCACCCCCAGAGGAGGACGAGGATGAGTTTGACGAGGATGATTTCGACGATGGTCCCGATATGCTCGAGGCACTCGCGAGCCTGCTCGCCACTGAGGACGGCGAGACAATTGCCACCATTCTGGCAGGAACCAAGGATGCGACCGAGAAGATTGCCCTCCAGCTCGAGATGCACAACAAACTTTTGGTCAAGATTGTAGCAGCTCTAAATAAGATGATTCCGGTGACACCAATTGGAATTGAGGCTCCTGTCTAAAAACCAGTCGCGCAGCGACTGTGCGTCTCACAGAACACAGTTCCTACGGAACCTCGACGATTTCGGTTCAAGATGAATAAGAGCCTATTGAGCCTTAAAAAAGTCTCGCGTGATTTCAATAATGGCAAGCAGACGTGTTCACACAATTCAAAAAGATGTAACACCCGAACATGAAGAAGAAATTCGAATTGCAAATCAAACAAATGAAATCAACGCATGGACCGTCGGTGAGCTTGAAACTTGTATTTCAAAAGCAGAAAAGGATGCTGGTTTTGATATTCGCGGGAATACACTCGCATCTGAAAAAATGTGGGCGTTTGTTCTTTTCCCAGAGACTCAGGAGAGGGATCAGGACCAGTACCCTATAAATTATGATCAAGAACATATCAAAATTCGAAAGGACCGATTTATTAACAGTTGTCGGACCCTTTTGATTCGGATCGAGTCTCTTGACGCAAACAAGACGGCAAGCAAAGATCTGAATGGAGATGAATTTACTCTTGAATTTCGAGTTCGGCGACTCATCGTGGATCGCAAGGAGATGTTTGAGCAGTACCGCATCTGGGAACGCCGACACAACAGAATCAATAACCCGACTCTCGCGATAGACAATACCGATATGAGCCTGAAGGATGATGATGACATGAGTCCATACCAAAAGCTTCTTTTGTACTTGCTCCATCGCGCATATGACGAGGGGTACCGCCGCTACAAGGGACAGTGCTGTATGCAGATTCGCACCACGCGTGCGTGGCGTATCGTCAAGGACATCAAGGATTACGTGTATGACGTCACGCAAAAGGAGGATGAGCCTGAGATGTGGAAAAACCTCACGAGCCGTGGGAATCTCGTGTCTGACGTGGTCAAGCACATGACCAACTGCAAGGATTTCCAGTTTCCGGAGATTAAGAAGGATCGGCACGTTTGGTCGTTCCAGAACGGACTCTTGATTGGTAAGGACTGGGACGGTGAAAAGTACAAGATCAAGTTTTATGACTACAATTCTCACGAATTCCACGAGCTTGACCCGACCATCGTGAGTTGCAAGTACTTTGACGCGCCTTTTAATGCTTACGAAGAGCTTGAAAATTGGTGGGACATTCCTACGCCCAACATGCAGCGCGTGCTTGATTACCAGAAGCTCGAGCCTGAAGTTGCCAAGTGGGTCTATGTGTTCATGGGACGTCTATGTTTCGATGTGAATGAGATTGATGGCTGGCAGGTGATTCCGTTCCTCAAGGGTATCGCCCGGTCAGGCAAGTCTACGCTCATCACCAAGGTGTGTCGCAAGTTTTACGAGACGGAGGATGTTTCGGTCCTTTCGAACAATATTGAAAAGAAGTTTGGGCTTTCGAGCATTTACAATGGGTTCATGTTCATCAGCCCCGAGGTCAAGGGTGATCTTCAACTCGAACAGGCGGAATTCCAGTCGCTCGTGTCCGGTGAGGATGTGAGCATCGCGCGCAAGTTTGACACGGCTCTGACGTTTCAGTGGAAGACGCCTGGTATTCTAGGCGGAAACGAGGTTCCAAACTGGAAGGACAATTCAGGATCCATCTTGCGTCGTTTGGTCACCATCAATTTTGGTCGCCAAATTGCAGACAACGATTCTGACCCGAATCTTGAGAAGAAACTGGATGTTGAGATTCCAACCATCCTGTGCAAGTGTCTGAGGGCTTACCTGGACTACGCAAGTAAATACAGTGACAAAGATATCTGGAACGTACTTCCCAAGTATTTCAAGACGATCCAGAGCCAGGTGGCGTCAGTCACCAACTCGCTCCAGCACTTCCTGGCATCCGAAAAGGTTCGGTTCGGTCCAGACTTGTTTGTACCTCAAAAGGTTTTCATTCTGCACTATCAGCAGCACTGCAGTCAGAATGCACTCGGCGAAAAACCAAAGTTCAACCAGGATATTTACGCAGGACCATTCAGTTCACGCGAGGTTGAAGTCAGGACAGACTCTAAGATTTACAACGGGGTTACGTACGCTCTACAGCCATTCATCTTCGGTATAGATTTGGTGTCTACCGAAAATTAAAATATAATAAAATAAGAGAATGAATGCATCCGCCGCCGCGAGAAAGATACAACGTATCTTTCGCTCGAAGCGCGTTTTTACAGAAAATTCAGGAATCAAAACTCGAAATACGTCTGCAGAGGCACGAGCTTTATCAGCCTTACGGGCGAATGTGCGTAGTCAGCTCGAAAAAGAGCGCCAAGCTAGAAACGAGCGCGCTAAAAAGGGTGAACAATATGGATGGATATATGAACCTGAAAGTCCCATTAGGGAAGCCGACGTGAATGAGGCTCTCAGAGGGAAGAATCTTCCAGTCGTTTCAGTCGGTTCATCCGTTCGCTTTTCCAAGTCTAAAATCACTTCGTTTATGACTACCGTAGAAGCGCACGTAGATATGCCCAGAATATTTACACATGCACCGGTTGGTTTTAAGGAAGTGTATGGCTATCAAGTGATAGCCAAGGGGCGGAATCCACAGATTCGTTATCACGAAGGCAAGTGGATTGGAAGCCCTGTGGGAATAAACTACGTGTTTGCAAAGCGCGGGAAACTCACACTCCGTATGACGACCAAGGAAATTTCAATTAGCGGCTCTGGAAATTTTGAAGAGATTGCCATGGCTCTTAACAAGTGTTATTTGAACGGGTGGATCACGGCGGCGAGCCGTAATAAGCCATATCAAATAAAATCAATCAACGGGACATTTAAAGTTAATAAAAAGATTAATCTCGAGGTTCTTGCCAAGTTGCTTGAAGGCTCGTCGTCCCTCGCTGAAAAACCATCCCTGCGTTCAGGGAAGGTGGAGGCTCTGAGCGACTCTCCAAATGCGAATGCAGGTGGTGGTTCTAATGAGCGTGTACCTAATATTGGCGAGGGGAATTGGGGCTTAGGGTTTGGTGAGCGTCCCGAGCCCATGTATGCACCCGAAAAGAAAAAGAGAACCAAGGTGTCACGCAAGACACTCAAGTCCCTCGTCCTCAAATTCAAGAAACCGAAATTCACTTATACAATTTTCGAGAATGGGACTGTTATGTTCACTGGAATTAAAAATTCAGAAGATCTCGAGGTTCCTAAAGAGTTTTTCAAACAGTTTTTCACAGTTCCAGGATCTTCAAACGCTGTTTTTGGAAATGCCGTGACCAAGAGTGGTGAGACTAACAGAGAACGCCTTGCACGCCGGTACCCATCCGCGGGTACATGGAATAAACTTGTAACCCCTGTTCCACGTGGATACTACATTCGCCCGGGTCCCAACAATAAACCTCGGCTTTACCCATACGAATATTACACGCAACTCGAGCAGGGTCCCGCGGTTCTCAATTCAAGGGCTAACCTTAAATCTGTTTACACAAAGGTCAAAAAAGCTTTTGAAAAGGTTGGAAAGCCTATTCCGGCGCATACCCTGAAAGTGTTTAGAAATGCAGGGTATCCCCTGAATAACGCACCAGCTGAGAACAAGAAGAAGTACGCAAATACGGCAAACAGACGCGCTCCGAGCTGGAATGCCGAAAAGCCGGGCTTCTATGTGAGACCCGGTCCTGGGAAGCAACCTTACTGGGCGGCGGTACCTGCGGGACTCGCAGCTGGACGCAAGACGGTCATTAAGAAATACGCAGATGCTGGAAAGAATATCCCAGCAGCTGTACGTAAGATTTTCAGCATCGGAAGCAACGTCGTCACTGCAACCAACGGACCAAAGCACAAATTGAATGTTAACGCGGGAGTTTTAAAGATTAACGGGCGCGAGTGGACACGCCTCACACAACCTGAACTCTTAGCCATAGCTCGCAATTTGGGTATCGCGGGTGCATCTAATAAGAGCGGTAAAACTAACATTGCGGGTATGATTCAGAGTAAGATGAAAGGAAAGGCACCTG